ATCCAGCAAGATGATGAAATATAAGACCTACTTGCCACAAAGATCACAAATCTAAGATTTTAGTAGGAATCGACCGATTAGTTTCGGTACCGAGTTAGGAGCACTTAATTGTATTAATTAAGACCTAACTTTATTTGTTTAGAGGAAAACAAACCTCAAGCAACTATTCCAAAGTCGACTAGACAATGATTAAGGGTTGGACATAAAACTCATTGAGTCTGGAGGTAGAACTCCGGTATCCTTGAGAAGATGATCTCTTTGTTTAAAAGCAACCATACACTCTCTTCGACCCCACTACTATCTATTTCGATTACCACCCAATTATCCATTTCAGGATAATTCATGTCATGTAACCCAACAGGGCACCGCCAGTGAAGGCTGAGTACCAAGGGGCATGGATTACTGTATCAGTAACGATCGGAACATATTCTGTAATAAGCATCACTGTGGTTTGTGTAAATAGATCAATAATTCTATGAATCATTAACCAGATATCCAAACCATCTGCATATTCTTCTACTAGAATTTGTAGACCGGTATGTATGGTATTCCATTTCATGTAAATAACTATTCCACTAAGGAAGACAAATATGATTATCATTCTTTCGATGATATCTATAGTTGAACCTAAAAGAGGAAGATCAAACCCTGAAGAAGGTGAGATCCATGAATACAGTGTTCCTATTAGGACTAAGATTTTGGTAGGACCAAAAACGACGCTACTTAAAGTTAGTAGTGAAGTTCCAAGGACTACCGCTTTCGAAGCAAGGACAAGTCTTTTCGTAGCTTGTGAAACTACAAAAGCAGACAATCCTCTTTTGCCTATTCTTCTAAGGATAGGTGATAGCAGTCTAATGGGAATAATTCCCGCTTCTCTCATTGGCTGATTCATTACATCCTTCAGTATATCATGGAAAACTAAATGTTTCCTATATAGAGAAGGTCTCATACCTTTTGAGGCCAGAAATGTTGATTGACTAGCTCTGAAAGAAAGGCTAGACATCGGTATCGCGGAGACATGCTTATTCAGCGTGAAACCGTAATGCAAGATCTTAGTTAGGCATTCTCTCATCTGAGTTAGAGACGATGTTTTCGTTCTAAATGCAGGTAGGAATCCAGGTCCAAAGCTGTTTAAACAAGACAGCATGGTTCTAAGAAAGTGCAAGTGGTCAGAGACTTTAAGTCTAATATTTAAAGCTCTGGTCCACAAACCGGCATAAACAATCTCTCTTAATCTTAAGAGAGGGTAAGAGTATTCTTCTCTCCCCGGCATTGTTTTAATGATCAATTCAACATCCTTTGTAATCACCGTTTGTAATCTTTCGATCACATAAACAGTGTATTTAGCAAAGGCCTTTAAGAAAGTGCTATCTTTTAAATAGTATCTTTTCATAAAGGAACTGGTAAGGTTTTCGGGGGTCATCATAGATGCGCCTAAAATTACGTACTGAAGTTTTGGAGGTAAAGTTTGGAATGGTTTGTTTAGACCACCCAGTACTTTATAACCGTAACCCGCGACTTTCAGCATTGCTGGAATAGAAAGATGATACTTTCTTCCGTATTCACATAATGCGGCAGTCGATTCAAGGGCGGAGTATAATTCCTTTAATGGGGTTGGAGAAACGTTGTTTCCTTTGTAAAATGTTCTTTTTGCAAACTCAAGAGCTAAGCCTTTCGGCGATACTAATGATTTAGCTAAGTTACATTCTACTCCAAGATCTGTTATAATTCTATAATAAATCTTGGCAACCTTCGCATTAAAGATAACTATATCATCCCCAAGAATAGCGTAATCCGAAAACCACCTATCTGGAGTAATGACACCAGCTTGGATTGCTGAAACTTGGACAATAAAATGATGAGTCCATGCTAGCATCGCCCAGGAGGATAGAGCTCCCATAGGTTGTCCTACTTCGTAGAACAACTTAGGATCTTTATCCTTTAATCCTGAAAGTGAGATCATCTTCTTACTTAAAGCGTATGGTCTTTTGACCAAGACATCCACCCAAGCAGCAGATTCACATAGTGTTAGATCGAACAGATCTTCCACCAGTGCTCTTTGCAACTTGATTGGTAGCCTATCCGTCGCAGACGATAGGTCCATTGAGAACATAGGTTTCTGCACATTAAGTGCGATCGGTTTAAGTCCTTTTTTAAGGGGTTTCAACTGATCGAAAGTTCCATCCGTAGGGATTCTTTCCAATATATGAAAGATACCTTTATGGATTGGTGCCAGTATCCATTGTGTCCAAGGGTCTACCATAGCAAACACCCTCATTTTTCCAGCCGCTTCCACTTTTAATCCTAACTTACCAACATTATTATTAGTTGGTTCGTAAGATGAAGGAATATCGGAACCGATTTCTCTCCACCATTCAATCCACATTATAGGATCATCTAGAGCTAGGGGGTTTTCATGCCCAAGTACTCTTTTTGTGTTGTTATACAACCCATTAAGAGTCGCTAGACTTTCAAGAATTTCTTCAGGAAGTGCTAGTGCCGATCTGATCAATACGGATGGATGGCTAGAGTGTACCGGATCTTTACCTTTTTGAGGACTGGATGTAGTTATTGGGAAGTATTTAAATCTTCCACTAATCCATTCTCTCATAGATAAATGATTTAATCTCGATACCTTCAAGGCAGAGATGGTGAACATAGGTATATATTTAACTAGTTCATCAAAAATGCTTTCCTTTCCTACGAAAGGACCTGAAATAGATTGAAGTTTAAGTGGGCCTTCAAATATGATATCTCTATAAAGAGATGAGATGGTTAAACTCCATCTTATAAATAACATATTCGAAGCACTTATTCCTCTCCTTATGGCAGATGGAAAAAGGACTGGAATCCCGGATTTAGTTAATTTCACTCTAGGGGTCAAAGACTTAGCTTGATGCTTTGACGATGAATCACCTAAGTACTGTTGGGTTAATACCGAAACAGTTTTAAGATATTTAACTAAACCAGGTAATCCCTGAGTTTTCGCAATCCAATTTAATTTAACTAAGGTTCTCTTAGTTTGAGAAGCAAGTAAGCTTGAAGGTTTTCCTCCCATGGCAGTGATTAATCTCATGATCAATCCTACCATGGCCTGACCACCATTTCTGGTAATCATAGCATTCACGGCATCATAATTAAATGATCTAAATTTGGAAAAATAATATGATTTATCATAATTTTTCATTATTTTAGCATTTTCGATTTGTTAATCGGCTCACCATCACTAGTGAGACTTTATGAACCTAGTTGAATTGCGTTATGTATTATAACAACTGGGATATTTTCCAAGCTGAAATTCTAGGATACCACCCCTAGATTAGTACTGCAGTCCAACGTTAAGAACTCTCTTTCCGGTTTCCCGGGGAGTAGCCACCTTGACAAGGAGTAGAGGATCGTCTACAAGGTTACAGTTACAGATTAATCAAATAAAGCCTGATTAACCGTAACTGCTCCTTTGAGTCGACCGCTCATTTCACATACTTATATTATTAAGAGGTTTTCCGAACATCTTCAGAACATCCACAGCGGTGCCATGACGTGTTAAAAGACCATCGCGGTTACCCTTTCGGTACACCGGCAGTTGCTTTGCAACATTCTTGGAATTCATCAACATTAATAATATACTAGTAAAACAAGTTGGCCAACTGTCAAACTCTGACAACCCAACTTAAGTAAGTACCATCACTGATTCTCACCTAAGAGGGCGCAACAAGCTTTTGTTGCTTAGTAACATTACT